TCTTACTATACTAGAAGTAGTTGTTGTCTCAGCCATAAGCAGGACCTCCTTCAAATCTTCTCATTAAATCATACATTCTTGCAGCACCTACATTTCTATCTCCACCACCTGCGTTTCGTACTGCTTTGGCAGTCATAACAAATTCGCCATCAGATAGTTTAGCGTTTACATCATCAGAGGTACCTGTTCCTGGTCCAATAACTTCACCACCACCTGCAAAACTAGCAAGATATCTTTGTGCATCTTCTAATGTTATACCTGCAATACTAGCTAGGGTTTGCGGACTGTCCGCATAAGGAGAGAAGATGCCCGCTTGTCGTTTTAAATCTTGTGCTTCTGCACTGTTTTTATCCTCTAATGCTAAATACTTATCATACGCAGATCTTTGTGGGTCAGATAGTTTACCTAAATCTTCTTCTGATAGTTCGCCCTCAGGTGTCAAAGCAAGAACTGTTGCTCCAGCTAAACCTGCTATACCTAATGGACTTGTTGCTACATCTTTTATTAATTTTCCTGCACCACCTGAGAAAATACCACTTGATGTTGTTTCTATTGGTTTAGATACTGAAGGAGAAACGTCTCCATAAGAGGTTCCCTCTGCTTTAGCTAAAGCTTCACCACTAGTAGCATCTGCTATATTAGATACTTTGTCTACTCTTCCTGTACCAGTTTCTGGTGCACCTTTTACGCCCTCAACAGCTTTTACACCACTAATGTCTGCATTATAACTAGGAAATAAAGCAGAGCCAACGGTTTTAAAAGGTCTAGACGCTAACTCTTGTGCGCCCTCTCTAAATAACAAGTTTGCTCCTCTTGGGCCGAGTATGCCTTGAGCAAATGGGTTTTTTGCTCCACCACTAAAAATATTACCTGCGGCTTCAATAGGAGATAACGCTCCTTTTTTTAAACCTTCTAAAAATGATTTACCGTACCCTGCTGATGGGCCTTGTGTAAAAGCTCTACCTGCACCTGTTGCTACGGCTTGACCTGCATATGCCATAGCAGCACTTCTAAAAGCATCGGACATTGAGCCACCTTGTATCTTTGTCATCAAAGCAGATGCAAGAGGTCCACCTACGCCCGGAGCTATCATATTACCAACTATTGGTACAATAACAGGAGCGGCTTTTTTAATAATTCTTTTCACAGCTCTAAAAGCTTTTTTAAAGAAAAACTCTGGTTGACCAGTTATAGGATTGATTGAGTTTAAACTATTACCTACCACATATCGATTTGGGTCTTTGATACCCATCATACGCATTTGTGCAAATAATTGGTTCTTTAGTTCTGGGTTAGCGTCAAGTATTTCTGATGGCACAACTGTTTCGCCTTCAGCAGCGTGTACCATATATGTGTCTCCATATCTACCTAATGATGCTAAACCTGAAGCAATGGATTGAACACTTGGTTCACCTGAATATTTAGGACTTGTCTGCTCCATTATGAAATCTCCAAAATACTTAGAAATGCATTAATTACACTTCCTGTTGCACAATTTAATATGAGCGTATCACTTTCCTCTAAAACAAACGGAGCAGTGAGGGACGTTTCTCCAGCGGCAGCCATAGTACTCTTATCTATAATGACTGTTGTAGAAGCAGAGCTATCTCGTATACTTACAATAACATCTACTGTTCCACTATGATTATTATACAAATTTATATTTTTTACAATAGCTTGTGTAGCAGTAGGACACGTATATATTGTGGTATCTGATGTCCCTGATACTACTGTTGCTACATTTTGAAACGAGTTTGCCATAGTTTAACTAAAAAACCAAGAAACTGACCTAGATCCATCTAGGCTTTCTACTTCCTGAGGAAACTCTTTTTTAGTCAACGCTACCTCTATATCTCGTAATATTCTTTGAAAAGTTATTACATCATACTCATCTGGAGCATCTGCAAAACTTTGTTCTAACAATTTAGCCATTATCTTCTCCCATCTTTTCTAATATCTAATCGTAAATCTCCAAGTGTCCACGCAACATCTGCGGTATTACTTTCTACTCGAACCACTGCCTGTCTTGTTCTAGCTCGTAAAAAAGATTGCTCAGTAGTAGAAGTAACCGTGTTGGTAGAGTTTGTCGTTAAACTTTGACCAGGAAAGTTTCTAGTTTTAATAATATACTGCACGGATGCATTAGAGTTATTTAACGATACATCTGGTATCAATCTATTTACGAACATAAACTCATTACCATCACCTAAATCAAAATCCGCAGATTCAATAAAACTTGTCATAGGAGTTCCGTCATCATTCTGACCTGTTTCGTGAGTATATATATATTGTGTTCCGTTCAAAGAACCTGCGGCTCTAGGGTTATCGTGTATTCCATAATCAACCCAAGCTGTTCGTACCATAGTGCCAATATCCCAAGTGTTTTCTGTGTAGTTATATTTTACATAACGATCTATTTCTGTTGAGTCACTAGATACGTAAAACCAGAATACCTCATCAAACATTCTATTTGATGCGGCAAAAAATTTAAAGCTTTGTTGTAAGTTAATATCATCAAAAACATAACGAAGTACAGTACAAGGTATAACTTGTAATTTACCAGTGTATGCATAAAAATTTTCTCTATCCATCCAAAACACTCTATCTCCTACAGTCGTGATAGCGTTTGGCCCTACGATAGAAACATTACCTGCAAGCAAGGTAAAACTAAAAGTAAATGGTGGCCCTACAAAACGCATAGCGTGTAGATTAGCATCTGTTAATATTAATATTTCTTGTCTTGTTTTTCTTGCCGTAATAATTTCTGAACCAGAAGATATTCTTTGACCTCCTGCGGTGTTAGTGGCAGTAGGTGTCCAGTCAAATGGGTTCTCCTGATCAGACCAACGAACTTGTAACAAGTCTTGTTGTGTTTCTCCTCGAGGGTTAGACGCTAAAGCAATGACGTGTCTATCAGAAGGAGATACCATAATCTTTCTTACAATTGTAGGACAATCAGATGCCCCTGCTTGAGAGGCTAAACTAGAACCTCGTGTAGAGGTGCCAAGTGTTTTATCCCAGTAGAACGGTGTGCCATCAAACACATTAAAAATTAAATCTTCACCCCAATTGTCTTGAGACCATAAACGTATGTTCTGGCCAGTAGATGCCGTAGTTAAAGAACCCTCACCCCATCCAATAAAATCATTTGCTTCTTTAACAGATACACCAGTACTATGCGCCACGGCGGTTGTGCCTCTTGCTCCTCTAACAACTCCTGCATCAAGTGTGTTTGTACTTTTACCTGTGTATAAAATTAATTCATCTTCTATTAATATTATTCCTACAAAAGTAACGGCATCGGTGCTACTATGTGCCGCTATAGTAGAGCCATCAGAAGCTCTTGTTAAAGAACCAAATGTATTTCCTGTTTTTGTTGCGTATCGTATAAATTCACTGTTTATTTTTATAGTGCCTTTAGATGGAAAAGAAGAAGCATCTGCTACGGTAATACTTGTGCTGTACACATCTAAATCAGAGCTTAACGTGGTAGATGCAGTTTCAAAATCAGAAGCACTAGTTAAGGGTATAGAAGTAACAGAATTATTAATCCCTGTAGATAATGTTGTTGCAGAATAAGTAGAAGTAGTTCCACCCCAAAAACCTGCGCCCCAACCTGTACCTGAAACAACCGTTCCTAAACCTGTATTGATTTGATATTGAGCTAATACAGAAGAACCACCTCCTGCGGTAGAACCAGAGGACGCACTTCCTGTTGTAGTTATCACATAAGAGTTTGCGTCTATGACTTGTGTAATTTGATGTTCTTTATTTATTTGTGCAGCAGTTATTCCATCGACAGCGGTTGCTCCACTGTAAGTAACGTAATCATTAACAACGGCTCCGTGACTTGCGTGTGTAACAGTTAAAGTACTTGTCCCTGCGCTACCAGTATAAAATGGGTTAGATCCTAAAGTAACGGTGGATCGAATAGGAGTAATATCATTGTATCCACCACCTTGCTCGATGTAAAATTTTGCCTCGGTTCCTAAACCCATAAATTTAGAGCCATCTAAAGCCGCCCAAACGTGTAACGACCTACCAGTGCCATCATAATTATTACTACTTAATCGAGACCATCCTCCCATTTTTTCAGGACGACCTTTTCTAAATCGTATTAAATCAGAATTAAACCAACCAAATTCATTGGCATAAGATGTGGTTTCTCTATTAACCCCTGGTTTAAAAGGTATCTTTTTTAAAGGCACAACTAACCACTCTTTCTCGGTCTGCCTCTTTTTTTCTTAGGCTTACACTCACAAAGTTTACCAAATAGTCTCTGTTTTATTTTACCTAATATAATCTTGAACTGTGCTATCACTTGTCCACCTATTTATTCTATTTACAGTTTTAATTGTACCATCACTGTTAAACTCATCTGTATACAGAGCTTTAAATGCAGTCATGTCACTTGCATTAGTAATCGCAGTTTCAATGTCATCACAATCTTTTCTTATGGCTGTAACATAAGTTTTTACTGCATCAGGTATGGCTTTGCTACTATCATAAATACTGCGTTCTACTAACCAATTAAACCTAGCTATCAATCCATTAGCAGTAATTTTACATTGATTTTTAGCTATTGTTTTTAAACCATAATTAATAACTTGTTCCCCTGTCATAGGGTCTTTCATATCACTACCATCTTCGTTTTTTGCATTTGCATCATCTAATGCTTTATCAGTTGTTGTATATTTAGTAGTAACTTTTTTACCAGAACTGCTAAATGTGTATGTAGGTTGGCTTGTTATCTCAAACCTATCATCACCTTGTGTTCCTGGTTCTACTGTATAAATACCTATGGCATTTAACTCTGACCATGTCCAAGCACTAAATATTCTACGA